CAGCAAATTAAAGATGTTCTTTATGCAAAGGCAGCAGAAAGAGTCGATGATTATAGAAAGGTTGCTGCAGCAAACCTGTTTGATGTAGTTAGCCCATATGCAGGCGACAATCCCGAACCCGCCGAACAGGAGGTTGAAGGGGAGTCTGAAGAATGATTTTCAAAATTGTTTATTCAGAAATTGACTCTCCTGATGATATCAGTAGCGCTACATCTTTAGATGGCTCTACTGGTGTAAGAGCAGTAAATTGCTCCAAAGCTCCTGCTCAAGTTACTGTTTCTTCATCAGATAACCTTCAAACTATTACTCTCTGTCCACAAGAAAGTATTGTTTTGAAGAAAAGTCATGAAGAAAAAGTACACTCATCTACTAATCTTATTCGCATAGCTGGAGTAAGCATTTACTAAAATGAAACTAATCACAGAAGAAATTCAAAAGGTTGATTTTCTTATCGAAGAAAAAGACGGTAAGAAGTCAATGTTTATTGAGGGAATCTTCCTTCAAGGTAACCAAAAAAACCGTAACGGCAGAGTCTACAGAACTGAGACTCTTGACCGTGAGGTAAAGCGTTACATGAAGGAATATGTAGACAAGGGAAGAGCTCTTGGTGAGCTTGGTCACCCTGATGGTCCTACTGTAAACCTCGATAGAGTATCCCACATGATTACCTCTCTAAAGAGAGAAGGTAACAACTTTATTGGTAAAGCAAAGTTACTAGAAACTCCAATGGGTAAGATTGCTATGAATCTTATTCAAGAGGGTGTAACTCTTGGTGTTTCTTCTCGTGGTGTTGGAAGCCTTTCTACAACTAAGGAAGGTTATAAATTAGTCGGTGAAGATTTTATCCTTGCAACTGCTGCTGATATCGTAGCAGATCCCAGTGCCCCAGACGCTTTTGTGCAAGGCATCATGGAAGGTAGAGAGTGGGTAATGGAAGGTGGAATCCTCCGTGAAATGCAGGTTGATGAGGCTAGAAAGCAAATTGATAGCCTCACAGCTTCAAATCAGCTCCAGGAAAAGAAAGTCGAGCTTTTCCAGGATTTTCTATCTAATTTATAAATTATATAAATAACTAAAGATTTACCTAAATCGTACACTCGTCGGTAGCAACTATTTTTACAAGACATGGAAAACGTAGTAACGAAAGGTGCGAAAGCTGCTGAACCTATGGATAAGGTTTCACCCAGCTCCACACCCGGACAAATGGTACAGGACCTAGGTGGTCCTACACCTGAAAACTATAGATATGATGATGACTCCGCGAAGCTAGATGCCGCAGCTCCCCTCAAGCCTGTAAAGGATGTGGTGAACTCCGGTGCTTCTACTCCTGATAGCATGGAAAAAGTCAATGCTGAACCTCCTCAAGGTGGTTCTACTGATGCCCATCCCGCCAAAGGCGAAAAGATGGGAGCAGTAGATGAAATGCCTCCTGGTGAGAAGAAGAAGTATGACGGCAAAATGGCTAAGGAAGAGGTAGAAGTCGAGCCCGAAGCTGAAGAAATCGTCATTTCTGAAATCTCTGTAGAAGAAGACGTTACAGCTCTTCTAAATGGTGAGGAGCTCTCTGAAGAGTTCCAGGCGAAAGCCAAAACCATTTTCGAAGCTGCAATTCGTAACAAGGTTGCTATCGTCAAGGAAGAAGTACAAGCTCAGTACGAAGAGAAGCTAGCTGAAGAGCTAGAAGCTGTCCGCAGCAATCTCTCTGAGCGCGTCGATGCTTACCTTGAGTATGTTGCCGACGAGTGGATGGCTGAAAACGCCATCGCAGTTGAGCATGGTCTCAAGTCCGAAATGACCGAGAGCTTCCTCTCAGGCATGAAGGAACTTTTTGAAGCACATTATGTTTCTATCCCTGAAGAGAGATATGATGTTGTTGAGTCCATGGTTGAAAAACTAGATGAAATGGAATCACAACTCAATGAGCAAATTGAGAGAAATATTACACTTAATCAGCGTCTAGCTGGTGCTACCGCCGACAGCATCTTTGCTGATGTTGCCGAAGGTCTAGCCCAGACCCAGCGCGATAAGTTAGCCTCTCTTGCTGAAAACGTTGAGTTTGATAGTGAAACAGGTTATCGTGAGAAGCTAGAGTCGCTAAAGGAAAGCTATTTCCCTAGCCGTAATACTAGCGTATCCACCAGAAACAGCGTAGAAGATCTAACCGAAGAGGTAGGTCTCCAGGAGTCAGTACGTTCCGGCGTAAACGACACCATGGCTGCTTATCTCCAGATGGCTAATCGTCTAAAGCCCCTTTCTGGCAATAAGTGAAATTCTAATTATTAAGTCAAACTAAACTTTTTTACAAAGAGGTTAATCCCCCCAATGTACAATTCCGCAAACTCAGAGCTACTTCAAGAGAAGTGGGCTCCTATCCTAGACCACAACGGTCTAGGCGAAATCTCTGATCCCCATAAGCGTGCTGTAACTGCTCAGCTCCTTGAGAACCAAGAGCAAGCCCTACGTGAGCAAGCACAATTCCTTGGTGAGCAGCCCACCGTTAACACCCAGTCTGGTCAGACTCCTGGTGCTGGTGCTGGTGAAGCTGGTTTCTCCGCTGGTGCTACCGCCGAAGGTCCAGTTGCTGGTTTCGACCCCGTTCTAATCAGCCTCATCCGTCGTTCCATGCCTAACCTAATGGCATACGACCTTTGCGGCGTTCAGCCCATGAACGGTCCTACCGGACTAATCTTCGCAATGCGTAGCCGTAAGGACGGTCAGTTTGGCGATGAGACCTTCTACAACGAAGTCGATTCTGCCTTCTCTGGTCAGAACCAAGCCGGTACCGCTGGTCAAGGTAACTACTCTGGTCAGGTCGGCGCTGGTGCTACTGTTGGTTTCGGTACAACCGCCCAGCAAGGTTCCAACCCCTCCCTACTAAGCCCCGACGCTAACTTCCCTGAGCAAAACCAGCTTTATAATACTGGTCAGGGCATGGACACCTACTCAGCTGAGAGCCTAGGCGAAACTGGTCAGGAGTTCAACGAAATGGGCTTCTCCATCGAGAAGGTCACCGTAACAGCCAAGAGCCGCGCTCTAAAGGCTAACTATTCAATGGAACTCGCCCAGGACCTCAAGGCGATCCATGGTCTAAACGCCGAGGCTGAGCTAGCCAACATCCTCTCTTCTGAGATCCTAGCTGAAATCAACAGAGAAGTTGTTCGTACCATCTACAAGTCTGCCGTCCCCGGCGCTCAGGCTAACGTAGCTACCCCTGGCATCTTCAACCTTGACGTTGACTCCAACGGTCGTTGGTCCGTAGAGAAGTTCAAAGGACTTATCTTCCAGATCGAAAGAGACGCCAACGCAATCGCACAGCAAACTCGTAGAGGAAAGGGTAACACCATCATCTGCTCTGCTGATGTTGCTTCTGCCCTAACCATGGCTGGTGTACTTGATTACACCCCCGCACTAAACGCCAACCTCAACGTTGACGACACCGGTAACACCTTCGCTGGTGTTCTCCAAGGCAAGTATCGCGTATACATCGATCCTTATGCCGCTAACGTATCTGACAACCAGTACTACGTTGTAGGTTATAAGGGCGCTAGCCCCTATGACGCTGGTCTATTCTACTGCCCCTATGTACCCCTACAGATGGTACGTAGCGTTGGACAGGACACCTTCCAGCCCAGAATTGGCTTTAAGACCCGCTACGGTCTAATCGCCAACCCCTTCGCTGAAGGTCTCAACCAAGGTCTAGGTCGCCTATACCCCAACACCAACGTTTACTACAGACGTGTTCAGGTTCAAAATCTAATGTGATCAATCTTCCGACGAGGATACATCACGAGGAGCCCTTCGGGGCTCCTTTTTTTATGTTCGGTTGTGGACGGTTTTGGAACTGGAACATTAAATAAATATTAAGAACCATTTAATATGGTATAATATTCAAGTACACAAAGGAGTGAAACACATGATCCTCAAGACTCTAGCTGCAGCTGCCCTAGCTGTACCCCTCGTAGCCACTGGTGCTCAAGCTTCTGAAGCTGATGCAGCATATGGCGTTGCAGAAGGCAACTTCTACGCAAACATCGAAAACAACGTTGGCTGGACTGCTGGCGATTATGATGGTGCTCTTACTGAGTTCCACGTAGGTTACGGTTTCGATCTAAACGAGAAGGCTAGCCTCTACATCCAAGGCGGTCCTGCTCTCGTCAACGTTGACGGTGAAGGCACTGAAACTGAGTTCTCCGCCTATATTGGTGGCGAAGCTCAACTAGCTGAGAAGCTTGACCTATATGGTGAAGTTGGCTACCTAACCGGTGACCTAGATAGCGTCACCACCGAAGTTGGCGTAACCTACACCTTCTGATAATCGGTTAAATTTTGGTTAAACCGCTATAAATAACGGGGTTGCTCACGCAGCCCCTTTTTTTATGCCCGAATTGGATTTAATAATTTCTTTACGTTCGTCTGGTATAATATCCCTGTCGTTAAAACACACACAAAACACAAAACGATGAAAAAAGCATTTTTTGCCGCCGCTGGTCTAGCACTCCTAGCCCCCGGTGCCGCCCTAGCCGGTCCTTGGTATGTTGAGCAAAACAACGAATTCAAGGGCGACGAAGACGGTTACAGCCGTATGGAGAATGAACTCCGTATTGGTTATGAAACCAAAGTTGATAACTTTAAGCCTTATGTTGAGGTAGGTCCCGCCCTCCGTACTCCCGATGGTGGTGACTCTGAATACTATACCGTTCTAGAAGTTGGCACAAAGATCAAACTAACCGATGATCTATCTGCTACAATTAAGAACGAAAACAAGTTTTTCGAATCTGGCGATACCGACTGGAAAGTCGAAGCTAACCTAAAGTACAGCCTCTGATTTGGTAATGACTAAGAAAAAGTATATTGCTGCTCTCGCTGGTGGAGCAGCACTTGGTCTAGTCATTGTTGGTGTAACCAACGGTGGCGATAGTTCTTCTGATATGGCGGCTAAGTCTCCATATGCAGTTGAAAAAGCCGAAAGGCTAAGTGCTGCTGGAGCTACTTTCCCAGCTCCTCTCTATCAGCGCTGGTTCCAAGATTATCAAAAAGCTGGTGGTCACTTTGTGAATTACCAAGCAGTTGGTAGTGGTGCTGGTGTCCGTCAATATGAAGCCCAAACTATTGATTTTGGTGCTTCCGATAAAGCTATTTCTGATTCAAAAACTCCTGCACAAGGAGTTGTTCATATTCCCACAACTGGTGGTGCTATTGTTCCCGCATATAATAATGCCGGATGCGATGTACAAATGACTCAAACTCAACTTGCTGATGTATTTCTAGGCAAGATCACTAACTGGTCTGAGTTTGGTTGTGAAGATAAACAGATTACTACTGTTTATCGTTCAGATGGTTCTGGTACTACTGCAGGATTTACTGCTTCACTATCTGCCTTCTCCCCAGAATGGGCTGAAACTGTTGGTTCTGGTAAGTCTGTAAAGTGGAAAGTAGGTATTGGTGGTAAAGGTAATTCTGGTGTAGCTGCTCAAATCAAACAGATTGATGGTGCTATTGGATACATTAACTATGGATTCGTAAATAGCACTAAACTGCAACAAGTTGCGCTACAAAATCGTGCTGGTAATTTTGTAACTGCAAATGCTGAAACATCTGCAGCTGGTCTTTCACAGATTGTCCTAGATGATAATCTACGTGGTTCTGATCCTAATCCTGCCGGTGCAAATGCATATCCTATTGTTTCTCTAACATGGATTCTTGCTTATCCTGAATCTGATAAGAATGGTCCTGTAGCAGATACTCTTCGTTATCTTCTAAGTGAAGAAGCTCAGTCTAAGGCTGATGCTATTGGATATGTACCTCTTCCCGAAAGCATCCGTCAACAGTCTCTAGCTGCTGTTGATACTCTAAAGTATAAGATGTGATATAATATCTAAGCTTGGGAAGCTGAGATTCCGCCCCTCTTCGGAGGGGCTTTTTACTAGGCATAAATATTTGTTACGAAACCCACACATTCAGCTACTTATGCATATAGATACTAATAGCATTGAGGATGATTCTGTTATGAATTCTGTTATGTCTCGTAATCAGCTTGCTAGTTGGGATTTCCACTCAATGTCGGAGGACAAACAACTAGAAAGCTACTTTGAATGCTTGGTTGAATGTGATGATTCAGCACATGTCTGCAAGCGCGTTTGTAGAGAGGTGCTAAGTCCGCCGCACTGATCCGCTATATAGGAGGAGGAGCCCCGAAAGGGGCTTTCTAGTAGCTAAATAATAACAATAGATCTTATAAGCAATGGCTCAATATAGATTAGCGGTTTCAGGTCAGCCAGCTGGTTATTTACCACAGTCAACCAACATCTTTGAAGTTGTAATGGTTGCTGATGAAAATGGAGTCATTCAAAATAATTTTGTTGGATCTGGTGGAACTGGTGGTGGCATTTCTTCATCAGTTTATGTGACTGGTGGAAATATTATTGTTGATAACTTTCCTG